CCAGCCATGATGCAGTCTCTAAGTTCTTCTTTGAGTTTAATTGGATTAATAGTATGCATAATAAATTCCTCCTATAAATGCACAAAATGTACTTGTTAACATATTTTGAAACCTCCAGAGTTTTTAACAAACTTATGAAAGTCTTCTACAACCTCAGCAGAAAAGGGATAACTTTTGCGCCAGTCGTCAGTTTTACCTGTTCCGTGGCATGCATTACATTCACCTTGCACAAACTTGTCATTACGTGTACCTGTACCATTACAATGTTGGCACTCTACTTGTTCTAGTTCATCTAGTAATTGTTTGTAATCACGCTCATACATATGATGAGCATTAGATTCTATAGCCATGGCAAGTCTTTCTTCTATGACTTTACATACGTCAGCACTATACTCATAACCCGAGTTACTGTGCCCCATTTCTATATCTTGTTCGGATATAACATCTTCACATATATCAGTGATGTACATCCATAGTGGTCTCCACCACCAGACGTTGGCACGAAAGTAAACACCGGGGTTTTCTCTTTCGTATAAATCTACTGCGTTAAAATAAGCTTGTCTGTCCTCATCAGGTAACTGATTGAAGTCAGGCATTTCAGGCTTGCTTGTGCCTTCTTTGATAATCGGATCAAGTCCGTATACATCCATTCCCATAATTTCCTCCTATGGTAAAAGTGGGGGCCGAAGCCCCCGTTGGTTATGCGTTGTCGAATACAGATTTAGTGTGTTCGTGTGTCGCATTGTTAAATGCAGTTGAAACTTTGACCGAAGAATCTGCATGATTCTTGAAGTTCCATTCTGCAAGTCGCTGTTGACGTCTTTCGATTTCATTTCTGACACGAACATCTTTTAAAGACAGATCGTGCAATCCGAACGAATCACCGATTAAGCCGACTACAGCTGACAACATCCTTGCTTTACGACCAAGACCAAACATCTTATCTTCACGCTCGACCAACCATACTGGTAAGTCATCGTTTGGATTAGCAGATGCTGTTTCTTCCTTGTACTCGTATGCAATAGACGCAAACTCAGCCCAAGTTCTAGTAGTCAACTGTAAAAAGTTGATACCTGTTGATTGTGGGTCAGTCTCACACAAGGGTAAAAGACCGTCCGCAATCTGTTGAACCTGCTGAAGGTAATAGTCTTCTTCCTTCTTTCGTTGTTCATCGTCCTTGTTGTTGAACACCATGACTGTATTCTTTTTGGACTTGAATACATCCATGATGCCGTCCACTCTTGACTTCTGAGCAAGTGGCTTGCCCTCGCCGTCAATCGCGTACTTTCTATAGTAAAAGTCAGGCAAGTGTATTGGGTCTTGCGTTGCTCTTACTTCACTACCTACGGGGTCGCCGTTGGTATCTGGTCGCCACGCAGACTCCGGTGTCTTCTGGTCAGGCAGAAGCTCGCCGGTCTCTCCGTTAGCCATGTCTATTACTTGTGGACCTAGGTCCGATGGGTCAAAATGATTCGACATAATTTTCTCCTTGTGGTTTTAGTTCTATACGTCTGATGAAGTTCCTAAGAAACTCACCAGAATTCACATAATTAGCTTGCGCATGCATTTCACTTGCTTCAGCTTGTTTGAGCACCTCGTTGGGTACATGTACTTCTTCCATACAAACCTCCTTGTTGGAATGGGGAGTTACGAGCTCCCCGATATTATCGACGTTCTTTTGGGGTAGGTGCTACCTACCATATCAATATGCTCGGCTTTTCATCCGAGCTTGTGCTTTCCGTAACAACCGCCCCGAGCTTTACTACGTCCTCGGGGTGACGTTGTCTGCTTTGTCTTGCAAGCTACGTTACTTAGTCTAGCCACTTTGGATTTAAAGAACCAACGTTCTACTAGATACAGACTAAACCAACTAAGCTACTGCTTGAGCTGGCTGAGATTTTTGTTCGATCTCTCTCATAAAGACCTTGACTTGGTTGCCCTCGCCATCTGTTGGGATAGCTAAGTCAAAATGTAAACAAAGACTTGCGTCTGAGTTAGTAGTAGCAATACCTACTTCTCTTGGTCTAGACTTGCCATCTTTGCCTGGCTTTAATATATATAATGAATACAACATGTTTACCTCCTAGGTAATATAAATATATGGCTTGATACACCTGCATCAAACTCACACATAGAAATAACGCTTACATCAGAATGATGAAAGCGTCTCGGAATATGGTTCCACTGGTTCCACTTGGTTCCACGAGTCATGGAACACGATTAACCCTATAACCGTGCGGGGTTAGAGGTCTGGTTCCACTGGTTCCATTAGTTTTATGATTTAAGAATATATAACAAATAACATAGGTCCACGGTCCGGTACACAAACGAAGTTTGTTTTTACGCGGAACCGCGGAACCACAGCAGAACAAATCTCACGCAAACATGCATTGGTATGCACATTTGTCCTGGTTCCACGACTTGGTTCCACATCGGCTTAGTCCCGTGGAACACAAGGAACCAATTTGCATGGCACATGCATTCGCTCGTATTCACTCGCGAACCTTGATGATAGTAGTTATGATAGTAGATAGGGGCTTGTTAGCCCCCTGAGGGTTTATAAATCACGATTAAGTAAGTCGTGACAAACGTCACAGTCTATATCTTTCTCATAATTAAGTAGGATAATAGTCTTGCCGTAGATGAATCCTACGAGACCAAAGAAAAACCAAAGACCTAACTCGAACAAGGATTGCTGTCCGGTGAAGTTAATGATGTCTGAGGTTAATAGAGTGAACAACACTAACGATACTGTGAATATCGCTAGTGTTAATATGTTAAGTATTACCTTACTCATATCTTCATCTCTGCTTGCCTATAAGTTGTAGGCTGTGGGTTGATGGTCACTGGTTCTAGGTCATCGTTAGGTGTGATGATAGTAGGTGACTTGAAAGCGTCTTTGAAACCACGAACAGCTGAGCCGGTTGTAGTTGTAGTTGCTCCCCAGATTAACTTCGTAGTCTTACCAGTTACATTACCAAGTGCGTACATAATATTCATAATAATCTCCTTATATTTAATAGTTAACGAATACACACTAACAGATGACAGCGACCACGGTACGTGGGCGATGATATAAACAGACGACGGAGCGAGAGACGGAGTCGAGCGGAGTGCTACTAGGAGCGAGGAGGAGGGCGACAGCCGACGAGCGATAAAAAACTGAAACAAGGTTCCAAAAGTTGAAATGAGAAATGACCAAAGTCAAACTCGAACGGGAGGGGTACGGGGTCTGTATGATAGAAGGAGAAGATGTCTGACGGATATATTTCATATTTTTTCAAAAAAATTTTTTTATTATAAATTTCCAATATAAAGGTTTATAAGTTATATTTAGCAGTATGAGTCTAGTCGCAGAACAAAACCTTGAAGTTACTGACGAAGATAGAGTCGAGCTTCAATCACATTTTCCGTATGCAGGAGTAAAACTGTCCGAGCTTTCTGTCCAAGAAGAAAGGTTGATCTTGTACTTCATCCGTGGAATGAGTAAAGCGGCCGCGGGACGTGCAGCGGGGTACAGAAACCAAGATGCGGTATACGAGGCCTTCAAAAGACCGAAACTCCAACAGGCAATCGAGTACCTCAGACAAGAGATGCGTGAAGAAGTAAAGTTCGATAGGACTACCGCGACCCAAATGTATTTAGAAGCGCACCGTAAATCATCGACCTCTACCGAAGAAAAGAATGTTGTCGATTCGTTATGCAAGCTCCACGGTCTATTTGCACCCGAGCAAGCTACTCAAGTTAATATTAATGTAGATAAAATTCAACAATTAGAAAGACTACCCGACTCCGAGCTGCTAAGATTAGCTGGAGTAGACATGTCTTATCTAGAACCAAAAGGAGAAAGAAATGAGTAAATACGCACAACAAGCAAAAGCTACTAAGAAAAAAAGAAAAGTAACAAAGCTAAAAGGTAAACAAAATTCTTTGCCTGATTTTATTAAGAAAAAAATTATGGCTAAAAAGGGGAAAAAATAATGCATTGTATAAATCAAAAACCAAAGGGTATGAAAATGGGCAAAAAGAAAAAGTCCAAAGGTACAACTAAGAAGTCGTACAAAGGGGGCAAGAAGTAATGGCAGTAAAGAAAAAGCCCGCCAAAAAGAAAAGCGGGGCCAAGCCCACTAACCCAGCTCTATATTCTAGAGTTAAAGCAGAAGCAAAACGTAAATATAAAGTTTGGCCGTCTGCATATGCTTCAGGTTGGCTAACTAAGACTTATAAAGCGAGGGGCGGAGGCTACAGATAGTGGCTACTAGTAAACCCAAAGGCGGATTAACTAAATGGTTCGGCGAAAAATGGGTTGATATAGGTAGAAAGAAGAAAGGTGGAGGTCATGCACCCTGCGGTAGGAAAAAAGCGTCAACAAAACGCAAAGGATACCCAAAATGCGTACCAAAAGCCAAAGCAGCAGGTATGACTGCAGCACAAAAGAAGAGTGCTGTTAAGAGAAAACGGTCTAAAGCCCAAGGAGTAGGCGGAAAACCAACAAATGTGAGAACTTATGCCAAGAAAACCAGCAAAAGCAATAAGAAAAACAACAGGAAAAGGCGGTAATTACCGAAAAACCAAATCTGGCGCAGGAATGACCAAAAAAGGCGTTGCTGCATACAGAAAAGCGAACCCCGGTTCTAAGTTAAAGACCGCGGTTACAGGAAAAGTTAAAAAAGGTTCAAAAGCAGCAAAAAGACGTAAATCTTATTGCGCTAGGTCAGCAGGACAACTTAAAAGAAGCTCTGCTAAAACTAGAAATGATCCAAATTCAAGAATTAGACAAGCGCGTAGACGCTGGAAATGTTAACCAAGGAGAAAAAGCATGGGCTATGGAAAAGGATACCCGAGAGGGCCAGTTAAGAAAAAAAAGAAAGCAGCTAAGAAAAAGAAGAAGTGACGGAGCTTCAAAAAGTAGAATGCTACAAGTGTAAAAAGTTGTTGGCAGATAACCTCGTACTTCCCAAAGGGTTGTGCGTGTATTGCGCTGCGGATGAGTCGGATGCTTTACCCGAGCCTAAACCCCAAGAAAACAAACAAGCTAAAAAAGAACAAAAAGCGCAAGTTCGTGCAGAACAAGAACTGGCAAAACGAATACTGTCCAGAAAACGGATGTTGCCTTTTGTAGAAAAGTTTAATCCAGACTACCAAGCAGGTTGGGTGCACAAAGATATATGCCAAAGGCTCGAACAGTTTAGTCAGGATGTGCAGGATAAAAAATCACCAAGGTTGATGTTGTTCATGCCTCCGCGTCATGGTAAAAGTACACTTGCAAGTATAGCCTTCCCAGCGTGGCACTTGGGCCGTAATCCAGGGCACGAGTTCATAAGTTGTTCGTATTCCGGATCTTTGGCCATGAGCTTCTCTAGAAAAGTACGTCAAGTATTAAGAGAACCTAATTATAAGAATGTATTTGAAGATACGAAATTAGATAAAGATTCACAGTCCGTAGAATCGTGGCAAACAACACAAGGCGGCGGATACGTAGCAGCCGGTGTTGGTGGTGGTATTACTGGTAAAGGTGCGCATGTACTTTTAATCGATGATCCAGTAAAAAACAGAGAAGATGCAGAATCAGAAAACAGCCGCGAGGCTACCTGGGATTGGTACACCTCTACTGCCTATACTCGTTTATCTCCAGGTGGGGGCATATTAGTTATTCTTACAAGATGGCACGATGATGAGCTAGCCGGACGGCTTCTTCAGCATGCAGAAAAAGGCGCGGACTCTTGGGAAGTAGTTAAATACCCAGCAATAGCAGAAGAAGATGAAGAGTTTCGTGCAGCGGGAGAACCCCTGCATCCAGAACGTTATAATGTAGAATCTTTAGAAATGATACAAAGGGCCATCGGCCCCAGAGACTGGACGGCGTTGTATCAACAGAACCCGGTATCCGATGAGGGTGATTACTTTACTCGAGATATGATTAGATATTATGAACCGGATGAGATTGAGTATGATAAGATGCGTTATTACTGCGCGTGGGACTTGGCTATCGGGCAAAGAGACAGGAACGATTTTTCTGTAGGAATTGTCGTAGGTATAGATGAGTATGATAACATGTTTGTAGTAGACTTAGTTCGTGGCAAATACGATGGTTACGAGCTGGTAGAAAAAATACTGGATCTTTACGAACAGTGGAGACCCGGCATAGTAGGTATTGAGCGTGGACACATAGAAATGGCTATTGGACCTTTCTTAGAGAAACGTGTTGCGGAACGTAGATTACATTCTGCATATTTTAAAGATTTAAAAGTAGGGAGACGAGATAAAGAAGCTAGAGCGAGAGCTATACAGGGTAGAATGCAACAGGGTAAAGTTTATTTCCCTGAAGATTCTGTCTGGACGGGCCCAATGATTGCTGAGCTTTTACGTTTTCCGAATGGGGTACACGATGACCAAGTTGATGCTTTAGCTTGGGTTGGTTTAATGATAATGGAGTTTGCTACTTTTTATGAAGCTCCAGAGCATATACCTTCGTGGAGAGATAGGTTAGAATTAATAGCGAAAGGGTCGAAAAAGAAATCGGCAATGAGTGCATAATATGGCGTACAGTAAAAAACCAAAGAAGAATTTATCAAAAGCGGAACAGCTGACTCTGGCAAAAAACCAGTGGAACGCCTACACCCGAGCTAGAGATCATGGACATGAAGACTATGTAGATCTAGCAAAAAAATGTGACGCATATTATAGAGGCGAGCAATGGGACGATTTTGATATGCAGCAGCTAGATGACCAAGGGCGTCCGGCTCTAACTATTAATACTATTTTACCTACTGTAAATGCTGTACTAGCTGAACAAAGTTCTAAAAAAGCAGACGTGCAATTTAAACCTAGGGGCGGAGGCAACCAAGATGTTGCAGACGTACTGACTAAAGTTTACGCACAAATAGCCGATAACAATAAGTTAGACTGGATGGAAGCACAGGTTTTTTCTGACGGTCTTATACAAGATCGCGGATGGTTCGATGTGCGTGTAGATTTTGATGACCATGTAAACGGCGAAGTACGAATAGAATCTAAAGACCCATTGGATATAGTAATAGATCCAGATGCTAAACATTACGACCCTAGAACTTGGAACGAAATATTTGAAACTAAGTGGATGAGTTTAGATGAAATA